GGTTTGTGCGCCCTGTGCTGTGCTTAGTTTTATTATTGTATCTGTGCTAGTAAAACGATTTGCTATATCAATAGAGTGTACGATATCGACTATTTTGCCTATTGCTGCTACCACAGAGATTGATAGCTGGATTGTTTTTGTGAGGTCAAAATCAAGACGTAAGTCGGTTGTAAAATCTATCGAGGTGTCGCGATGGGATTGTATTATTTTGGTTGATGCTATATTGATGGCGGTAAGTATTGCATTTTCGTAATCTGCAATTAATCCGGTTTGATCAATGTAATAATCATTTGGATCATCAGTGCCGCCCGAAGGTGCCGCAAATTCGCCGAAGGCTTCCCATCCTGCCTGGTCATAATCCACATTATGACTATTGCTGAGTTGTTGTTCAATAGCCCCATATTGACTGATTGACTGTGGGGCTTGGACTGTAATGCTGGTTTTTTCGGTCAGTGTTTGGGAAAAGCGTTTGGCTGCGGTATATTCTATCGCTATAGCATACCCTGGTGGGCTTACCCAACCAAATTCAGTGCCGTTGCAGTTGTACCATTGACTGGGCGGAAAATCTTCAAAAACGACTGTTGTGTCGTTTAATAACCAGCCCATTGATGCAGCATAGTTTAAAAATTCAGTTTCTTTGGTGGCACCAACAGCAGGGTGCAGCAGTGCATCACAGACATCATAGTTTTCAATTCTGAAATTTCGCTCTCTATGGCGCAGACGGATATATCTATAATCAAATGTGAGAGTGATTTTATTGACTAATCGGCCTCTACTAATAGGTGAGACTGATGGGGTTCTGCGGCGGACATCACTATCATTTAAGACAATATCGGCTGTCGCTTTGGGATTGATATCAGTTAAGGCATAGCTTCCATCGGATTTTATGTCTACCGCTTTTGCTGTTGTTTGTAGACGCTGTTCTAATTCTTCAAAGACGCTATCCGGCTCTTCAAAAATTGAGAGCGAATGATAGCCTACTCCCGACACATCTTGAGCATTGATAATTTCACGTCGTCGGTCAGTGCATTCTAATGTAATTTTTTTGCTGATCAGGCTGATAACTGGGGTGTCAATAATGCCCGTGTACGCTCTAGTGCCGTCTACGTCGAGTGTAACAGCTTTGCCCGCCCATGCGTCAATATCTTGTATTCCAACTGGGGGCAGGAGAGTGACAGACATAATGGCGGCTTCACTTTCGCGCCGTGTGATAGTGATCGCGCCATGTATCTGATCATCCGGCACTGCGGCGTTATCTATTTTAAAAACAAGGCTTGAATAAGGCATTATTGAGTCGCCTGACGCGCGTCATTATTAGCACTCTTGTTTCCAATCCTTTGTACCTCATTGATAAATGCCTGGCTGGCAATCACTTCACCAGTTATTTTTTCTTGGTCAAGGACCATTTCTAGTGTGATTTTGGTCATTGATTTGCCGGACATCATTTTATCTAGTGCTGCACCGCTTGTGCCGTTGAATGAGTCTGGTTTCAGGCTCGCTTTTTTGCTGTTAATTGTGCCGCTGGTATTACCTGAGCCGGGGGTTTGAGATGTCCAGCCTTGGCGCATTTGTTGTAATGCTTTACCGGCGGGCATTTCATCAATATAACCTTGTACCGATTTTACATTGTGATCAATGGGTTTATTGCTAAAACCGGACAGGCCAGTGCCTGAGTTACTCCAGGGATCCGCTGCACCTGATATAGCTATGGATGGTTTACTGCTGCTGGCGGCTGCTGCGCCTGATATGGCTATAGATTGTTTATTGCTGCTGGTGGCGACTGTTTTTGCTGTGGCTAGATTGGCAGCGGCTTTATTGGCAGCATTGGATAAGCCTTTAATGCTGGTGGCAGCCGTCTCATTGGCTCGGCTGGTCTGGTTTATTTTGTCTGTTACTGTGCCCCAGGGATCACCTGCGCCAAAGGATGCTATGGATTGTTTGTTTATATTGATATTAGCATCGTTGGCTGCTGTTTGCTGGGGCACTATAGCTTTAGCTGCTTTATTGGCTGCTGTGGTGAGTTTGTTAACAGCTCCGGCTGATTTTTTATATGATGTGGTCGCCTGGTTGGCAGCATTGTTCAGGCTGCTATTGCCCTCTGCCCCTAATAAACCTATTAACGAGGCGGCTTTTTCTTGCAGTTGTTTTGCAGTTTCATTACCTTTTGCAACTCTTTCTTCCAGTGTTTTTTTCTCTTGTTCAATTTTTGATATATCACCGCCACCAACGTCCTGCACCAGTTGTTTATCAAACATTTTTCCTAAACCCCAGGCAACAGGGCCGCCCTGGCTTTTTTCTGCCCACCAGAGTTCAATCCTTTTCATTTTTAGCTCTAGCTGGTCAAAATATGTCAGGAGATTCCCGCCCATAATTATAGTGCCGGCAATACCATTAATAAAAACGGCAGAGAATTTTTTAGCAGCCTCATCTATGCCGCCCATTTCGCTGATAGTTTGGTCTATCCAGTCAATGATTGCGGCGAATGGGCGCGATAGCTGTACTGTGATTTGTTTACCAAAACCGGTGATTTTGTTTTTCATTTTTGCAATAGAAGCAGAGAAAGCCGCAGCGGACTGTGCTTGATTGTCAGTGAGGATATTGCCGGATTTTACGGCTTCTTCAATGGCAGCCTTGTAACCGGCGGCATTGTTTTCAAAAATGGGCAGTAGACTGCTGGCTTCGTCTGCAAGGGATTCCATAAGAAAAACTTGCTCTTTGGTGCCCAGACCTTGCATGGCCTGACCGATTTTTAAAAGGGATTCTGAGGCATCAATGTTAACAAATTCCCTGGCATCGAGATTGAGACGTTCAAAGATATCAGCCGCTTCACCGCCGCCTGTGACCAGGTAATCACCGATTTTATCACCCACATCTTTGAGTATATCGCCCATTTTATCGGACTCTATACCCACGGATTTAGCCACTGCTTCCCATTCTGAGAGGGATTTAACAGAGACTCCGATACTATTAGAGAGTTGAATCATTTGACGGATGGCGGCTGAATTGCTGGCTACCATAGCGACCACTACTGCCGCGGTGGCCGCGTAGGATGCTGCCAGAGCGGTGCCTATGCCTTTTAATACCGTTACTGATTTTTTGGCAAAGTCTTTGATGCGAGACAGGCCGCTATCCAGACCGGCTTTAAGCTTGATGGCTTTGGCGCTGATTTCTACAGCGAGTTTTGCGGTATTAGTGGCCATTGTCTACTGCTCTAGTTAATAAATGGGTAATGGCATCGGATCGCTGATCGTCAGTCATGTCATGTTGTATTAGTCGCTCTTTGTAGTCTGGATCTTGTAGCTGGTAATATGCCTGGTATTCAGAAATTTGTCGGTGTGTCATTGTGGTTAATAACACATCAACGGGGGTGCTGAATTTTTCCGACAGCATCATACAAAAATGCCGATACGGATTTTTTAGGAGTTTTTTGCTTGTTTATCAACCTCTGCAACATCCAGTTCATTGAGTTCCCAGGCAGCATCAAATAAACGGCCAATCACTAAATTGGATTTTTTACCCAGTTTAGTGATGTCTTTTTCATTAAACAGGCGTTCACCTTTTTCATCAGTGGCGGTAAAGGCCACCAGACGGGCACGGAAATTCTTTGAATTAGAGCCGCCATTTTTGCCGACCGACATTAAATCAAACTGGTCTCGCTCAAAGGCACTCATTTCTGAAACCCGGACGGTACCACCCCACTCAGGAACCTCTACATCGGTGTGCAGTCGGGTGTTTTTAGCCAGGATTTTGTTTTTGTTTAATAAGGGCATTTTAGTCTCATTTAATACGGGTTAAAGGGTTGTTTAAGTCCAGACAATATCGCCGGATATCCGCAGTTTTACGTCTGATGTGAGTTTTTTGTCTTGTTCGCCATTAAGGGGAAATGATTTAACAAAAACGGAAAACGTCGCTACGGTAGCATTTGGCAAGGTCAGTTCACATTCGCGTAATTCACGGGCGGCACGGGCGGCATGAAGCGCTGCCTGACCAACATCGGACCGGTTATAAAAGACGCTGAGGCTAAAACCACCATGGTCTTGCAAGCCTACCTCAAACTCTTTGGCAGTGCTGGCCAGTGTTGTGGTGTCTTCTTCGCTCGCTTCGCCGTCGAAGCCGCTGTAGTTTTTAATGCCTCCGACGACCTGTAAGGCGGAGCCATCGTTAAATTTAAAAATGGAGCCTTGGGCGGGTATCTTGACCATTAGTTATATCCTCAAAGTTCAGTATCAACCAGGCAATTTAAAGACAATACAGCCTCATGACATAACACACCCACCAGCATGACATGCCCGGTGGCCACTACCTGTATTCCTGCCTGTGAAGGAGTACGGCATGTTTCCACGGTGTTATTGAGCGTATTGTGTTGTATAAACGTGTGTCTGATGGATTCTATTAATTCATCAAATACACGTTCTGATTCATTGTCGTCTGATAAGCTCATATAGCCCTTTATTTCAAAGGTATATTCTTCCTCATCAGAGTCCATGGTGTCGGCTGTGACTGCGGTAGCAGTGCGGCGGATATGCCAGCCACGGATCTGATCCCAGTCGGGATCTTTGTAAAATACTTTAAAATCAGCTGAGCGTTTGGCATAACGTTCATAGCTGTGTACCTGGCCGATGTGTTCAATGCCATCCATAATGTCTTTAATAGCATCACGGATATCAGAGACGGTACTCATGCAGCACCTGCCAGGCGGCGTACTATGCGTTCCTGAGCATCGACAAACAGGGCTGTCACGTTTTCTTTTTGCTCATCAAAGGTCTGTTTAAACATAAACTGTCCTTTGGTGCCTTTTTTGGAGATTTTTAGAGCAATAGCAAAGGCAATGCCTTTTGCTTCTTTGTCGTCTTTAATGCCTAATTTATGCTTAACCCAGTCCTGCAATGGCTCAATGGGTGGAAAATGGGCTTTTGTGCCCAGCTCTACCGGTACTGCATAGGGACTATTAGAGCTGACAAATCCTAAAGGGCCGTCTTTTAATTGTTTGATATGGCTGCTGATGGAGCCTCGCAAACCAGCACCGCCATGGACACCGACGGGGGTTTTATCAATCACTTCCCGTTCAAACAATAATGAGGCTTCAGTGGCTGCTCGGGTTAACTCTTCACGAGTGATTTCCGGGGCTTGTTTCCATAAGTATTCCAGCTGGCTTAAGCCTTCGATTTTGACGCTTTCGGTGGTCATTTAGCGTCTCCTGTGGAACAAACGACTGCCGCCACGGCTGTCTGCCCGGTCAAAATCGACTACCACGCCTGAGGCATTATTGCGCTTAGGCTCTACACCCAACTCATTAAAATAGCGTTGGCGTAAACTCCTGGCACGTTGGGCAAAATCTTTGCCTTTGTCCTGATGGTCGACACTATCAGCCTGGATCGTACTATCAGAATCACCGCTATAGGCACTGGACAGCTGCTCACAAAGATAGGCGGCAGCGTAACAGGCTACCGGCTCTCTATTGACTGTGGGGATAGTATCGGTGCTGTCATCCAGTACATGCTGTCGATTAAAGGATACCCGATAGGTGTTTCCAGAAGGGATGCCGCCACTAATAATCACTTCCTGACCACTGGCACTGTTATAGAGTGTCCAGCGAGTAGCGGGCAATAATCGGGGCGGCACATCACCCAGAGGGTATTCAATGCTTTTTAACTGACTAAAATTCTTTTCCCATAAATCGGGCAGCGCTTGATAGGCTCCACCGATAGACACCATGTCAGTGACTTCTAACAAGGGGTGATCTTTACTATAGCGTCTGACCGCCATGGTCAGAGCAGACAGGCGGTCGTCAGAGATGATACGATCGTCATCATCCCGGACTAAGTCCCGTACCAGTTGCAAGAAGTCATCTAAGGCCATGGGGTTACGCTACGACTGCTTTTTGAGCGCCGCGATAGTCCATTACATTGCCGCCATAGATATG